CTAAGGCGCACTTCGGTGAGCTGGCGAGGTAACCCCTTGTCAGAGAGAGATTTGCATACATACACGGAAGCTATTGTGTTGTGTGCTCTTCATCTCACCGATCTGTCAACTCGGTTCGGTGGTATCGGATCCACTCGTGAAATCGTCGCGTGGGCCAAGAATTTGGTCACACTGGACGTAAACGAGGTTGGAACCGCGTTATCGGACATCGTTGTCATGCTCAGACATGTGCATGCTCCAACGACGTACAATGAGTTTAAACGCTCATTGCGCTCGAAGCATCCGAACGTCGGTATGCTTCTTGCACCGATTCGTGGCGCTCTCCAGGATTTTCTGGAGAACCCGAACTACCGGGGCTTTTACGTGGTTTACCAATTCTTTTCTTTTCTTACTCATCTCACCTTACTCGATATTAATATCGATTTGGAAGATGAGTACGTAGAATTGGAAAACTACCTGCGCACTATCACATATGATGACCGCATGATAGCAGAAATGAACGCTATCATGATCGCTTGGATGGAGGGCTTCTCCTTAACGGAGGAGAACTTTCATCCTAAGCACGGTCCGGGAGCGACGGCGGAGTTGTCCGCTCGTTCTAACCCGCTCTTGAAGTACGACATGGCAGCATGCCATGATGACCTCATTGAGTATGTGTTTAGGCATTACGCAGGTGTGGATGTCCATTCGTACTTGCCTTTCAAGCCTACACGTAGGCTTGCGAGGCAGTCGAAGGTAGTCATGGTGCCGAAAAGCATCAAGACACGTCGAACCATTTCCAAAGAAGAGTCTTTGCTCCAATATTTGGAGCAAGCTCTCGCGCAGGCTGGTGTGGACTTTGTCCATAACCATCCTGAACTCTCTCGTCATATCGACTTGAGGGATCAGGCCGCTAACGCGGTGCTTGCGATTGATGGAAGTGGCGACGGTCGTTGGGCGACGATAGATTTATCGTCGGCCAGCGATACCGTGACGTATCCACTCGTAAAAGCTGTATTCCGCAACACGGCCATATATCCTTACCTGGTTGCTCTTCGGTCTCGGACCGCTGAGCTTCCTTCTGGTAGGATTGTGGAGCTTGCGAAATATGCGCCGATGGGGAGTGCTTTGTGCTTCCTCATCGAATCGCTTATCTTCGCTTGTGCTGTGGAGTACACCGTCCGGCGTGCACGCCGCACACATTTAGGATATTTTCCTAAGTGGCGGGTGTACGGTGACGATATCGTCGTACAGGATCCCATCTTCTGGGATACACTGTTGACTCTTGGTGGGCTTGGTTTTCTAACCAACGAATCCAAGAGTTTTGCCTCGCCGTATCGATTCAGAGAATCGTGCGGAGGTGAAGGCTACGACGGTAGTGAAGTGACACCCCTGAAAATCTCTCGCCGCTTCCAAGCGGTGAAAGGGGGGTTCGCTTCTGTTCACGCCACGCAATTCGACGGGACTATAGAGATGGCAAACTCTTGTCAACTCTATGGTTTCTCACTCACTCGTGCCTGGTTGGTGAGGTCTTGCCTCAACAACCGAATCGCCCCTCCCCTATTTTCGGAGAGTGGACGAGGCACATTGTACTCCCC